GGCTTCGAGAAGTAATAAGGGGCAGCTTCCCCTTTGGAGATAATGCGGCACTTAAGCGGTTCGAGAACTGCTTGTACCTGCGCATTGAGTAGAGGACTTTCGTCGGTCCGTACCCGTTGCAAAGCTCGTTTGTATATAAACCGAGACCATTCGTGAGAAACGGTGGTATCAAAATAATTACTAACAGGTTTGCCGGTTACGAGAACCTTCATTGGAACTCTGACTCTCGCCGCGTGGCGCGAAGGTTTGACATCATAGATGACAACCTTTTCGTCGATGCGGCGCTCCTCCATCCACGAGAAGAATCTCCGTGGACTTAGCTTCACCTTCGGACTGAGATCTGTCCGAAACTCTATGTCGAAGTCGCGACGTAGAACGCCTCCCTGGCCGCCCTTGGAACGGGTCGAGCCAAAGGCTGCGCTGTTAGAAACCTGATGGTCTGGACAATCAAGGGGGTCGAATTTCATTTTATTGGAAATCAACGCTCGATTTATCCTATCCAGAACTGGATCTAACAAGGTCATGATGAGATCGTGTGTGGCGTCGTTCTCCGCCAGCGGATCTGGTTTCTCCATATTCGCTCTATGATCACGGTAGTTTTCTAAAACCACTGCTTCAGTTAGAGGCAATGCGGCCCTTTTGGACTGCAGAAAGGAGAACCACAAGTGAGTGTTCCGGTTGCAATAAGCGACTAGTCGAGACTTCGACCAGCGACGCCATGCACCCGTAGGCACAAACTCTTCATCCGGGCACTTAGGCTTTTCGTTACGCAAGTACGATGCCATCGGTGCCGTGAGCAAATATTTTGCTCGCTTAACAAACAGGTTTTCGTCTTCAACGTGAAGATATTTACCTGCCTGTGAGACAAAGTTGGAAACAACTTTGTGTGGACAATTGTGGTGCAACAGCACCACCACCGTTCCTCGCAGAACACCGGCGACCCTCCCATGGGCCGCCTCCGGTAGAGACTTCTCTACCAAATGTCGAAAGTCCAAGAGGCGCCGTCCGGTATTTTTCCGGACGACGTCTCCAGCCTGATCTGGCTGCTTTTTGAACC